GCAATTCTTATGTACAGACCTTACAGTCCTACCTCTAGAACCCGCACGCAGCACTTTGAGACTTTTACCGCTCACCTTGTTCCCGGCCAGAACCCCCCAACGGGGTCTTCTGGTAGCCCACCTACCGATCCACATAATTATGTGAGTCGCGTAGATATGGGTTTCAGCGGAAACGATTGGTGGTGGCAAGTCACCGACCCTCAAGGTTTATTTCCAGATCTAGATTACTCTGATCCGGATTTATCCCCGCCTGGTTCAATCAGTGATGCCGATTTCGATGCACTTTACGCACAATATCTGTTAGATCTCGCAGCATATGAAGAGGGGTTAAGCCAAACGGCCATACCCACAATTTTGTATGCTCACGGATGTTTAGAATATATGCAAGAAGTATCATTTCCTGGCCCATGTTCAATGGTCCACCTCACAGTCTCAAAGATGTGTGGTGGCAATTTTATACGGGATGGATATGAGTATCGAACCGAACGGTTTCCTTGGGGTTTCCTGTTAGTAACGTCTTGGCAAGAAGATCCTGATCCTCCTATAGGGCTTAACGATGCACCTTTGTACGATGTTCCTTTTATATGGAAAATTGTTCAAGATGTTATCTCTAAGCACCAGGATGATCTTAATTGGTCTTCTTTACCCAGCTCGACCGAATTTGGTTTAATCCAATTCATAGCCGAGTTAGACGATACGATCGGTCAGTTCTCGATCGGCTTTGTCAAGAAATTGTTCTCGTTGAAAGATGGTTGGGGATCATTCGAGTGGGGTATTTTACCCCTAGTCTCGGACATCACCGGTCTTATTGATGCTTATAAAAAGCGCAATATAGACATGAACCACTTTCCTATCGAGAGTCAATATACTGCCAGGTCGAACGATTTCGGATCACATGTTCTCATTTCTGAGATCTTGATCCGTCACACTGGTTATGCTTCGTCACTCGCCGACCCCTATCTCGAATTTCTTGATAGGATCGGACTAAAGTTTGACATAAGCATCGTGTGGGACCTAATACCTCTAAGCTTTGTAATTGACTACCTTCTACCGATAGGAGATCTATTAGGTACGCTATCCAATGGTGGATGGGTACGTTCCGTTGAGTTTGAAGGGTGGACAACAATGTCCTACTCCATAACTTACGATAACGACCACTTATCCCTCACTGGCGCGACTTCAATTGATTCTTCCACATCGGCGAACGTCTTTTACAGACGGTTCAACCAGAACGTATTAACCGTGCCCTATTTCGATTCCTCCGATGGAGATATCGAAATGTTTTCACTGCCGTCATTAAGACAGCTGTGGAACATGGTTTATATATTTCTGTCATAGGGACCTTCACCTTGTGGTGGGGTGTATGTGTTCCGCCCGCTTTGAGGAGTTTACAGGAAACATTAAAACATGTCACTTTCACCTTTGCCTCGTTTACGGACTCCTGACCCAGTCGATGGAAATTCTACCCACATGACCTCTATGGACATGTCGGATGGAAAATATTCCGTCGCTGCGGACGCTTTCGCGCCCAAGAATGAGCTCCAAGTTTCGCCCTTTTCCCTTCGTCGGGATAGCGCAGGAAACGAAGAAATCATTGGTCAGATCCGTCGCACGGTTGAATGGCATCGCACTGAAGCAGACGGCAAGTGTAAAACTCGCCCCTGTCATCTTGTGTTGCAATTCATCGTGCCGAAGGACTGCGAACCACCTCAGGTGGGAGCATCGGCTGTCGATCGGATCACCTCTGTAGGTGAAATGATTCAAGACTTCGATGATCTCCGTTCCCAGGGTCTTATTAATAAGATCCTTTCCGGTGTTCGCTAGTCGGCTAAGTGAAATTGCTTGTGTCTTCGTCTAAGTCCTAACTTGTTATGGTTAAGGTATGACGGACACCAGCTCTGTTTCAATTAGGATGATAGATCTGTTAAAGCAGCTTGCAAAAACTTGTGAGCTAGATAGATCATCTACTGCCTATGTCTTGAGACGTTTTACCTGTGAAGGTATCACGTTCTTAACAAAGACGCTTCCCAAGTTGTCAAAGGCCGTTCTTCATTCAATTGAAGTCGGTTACTTTGATCGAACGACTTTGACATCGTTCGCTTGGAAAGGAACTTCTCTCCGATATTTTCGAAGTTGGTTGAGCAGAATCTTCTGTCCCACTAGTGGAGAACTTCTCCAAGATCCCTGTCCTACCGCATTATACAATTTGCGGCAGTTCACTGAATACTTATACAAGCTTGCGCTTGAGTTTTCAGCTAAAGATCTAGAGAATGCAGCAGCTACTTTTGTCGCTACTGAAAGAGAGATTTCCGAAGCCAAACTGGACAGACCATTTGTTGAACGTATACGGAAGACTTTTGAGACGATTTTCCCAAAGATTGCTAATGAAACAATCGAGGGTATCCTCTCTAAGTACCGTCCACGAACTACATCTGGCACCTTCTCACAGATTAATGACGACTGCAAGAAAGAACGAACGGGTTCGCCCTATCTTTTAAAGCAGAGACCAGAAACTGTGTGGAGTTATCCAGCTGAGTGTGCACCGTATAAAGGTGTGTTCAAACCTTATCCTGGGATCCCTAAGCCACGAAGATTGTTGAAAGACAAAATTCGGTACGGCTATACAGAGAAAACAGACAGGTTACATGAACATGCGGATTCCTCAAACGTATCTGAGGTACTTTTTGTACCTAAAGATTCGCGAGGGCCGCGCACAATCGTTCGCGAGCCATTGAAAAAGCTATCCTTGCAGATGGCTTATTTCGACTACCTCACGGATAGCTTACAAAAATCTACAAATGGACGTATCCAATTTGAAGACCAAGAACCTTTTCGTCAACTCGCCAAAGATTCATCCGTTAGTAAAACGAATTGCACTCTGGACCTCAAAGAGGCTAGCGATCGCGTTGATTACCGTGTCGTTGCAGTATTATGCCGCAACGCACCTGGTCTCCGCTGGTTCGCTTCTCGACGTACTCGTCAAACATATCTTAATGGAGTTGGAAAACTCACGTTAGCTAAGTTTGCGGGTATGGGTTCAGGCCTTACGTTTCCTACTATGGCTCTGTTAATCTTTTTAGTGTGCTACCTCGCCTTGATTGACCTAGGTTATAAACATTCTGACGCTTTTAGGAGCGTCTACGTTTATGGCGACGACATAATCGTTCCGACACAAGCTTACTCGATTTGTGTTGAGTATCTTGCAAGGATCGGTTTCATCGTCAACAGTCAAAAATCGTACCACAAGTCTCACTTTCGTGAATCTTGCGGTGGTGATTATTTTCACGGCGTGGAAGTTAACCCTCTTCGATTGAAGTTATCCGGTGGGAAACCAGTTTACGAGAGACATCAGAAAACCATTAATTTGGCCCCTGAAGCTGTCGATGAACTCGTTTCACATGCACATCTGTGGATCACAGATGCGGGGAATACTTCTATGGCCGAATTTTATTATTCAGCTGTCGAGAAAGCTCTTCAGACTAACTTGCCTGGCATAGTTTCTGCCAAGTCGCCTATAATGGGTCGACTTGATAAAGAGCCTGAGGTCCACACTGATAGTAGTGGCACCTACAGACGTCAACGCTTTATTACGTCTAGTCCAATTACACTTCTACATCCTTCGGCCGATCAGCAGATACATCTTTCCGGTGCTCTCAAAGCATCTGGGGAAAGTATCCCTGAACCGCGCATTCTGAACACGTTCGATTCGATACGAACACGTGCAGATAAGGGTCGAGGTGTAATAGACTATAAGCAGGTCCCTATACCTTATAGGAAGAGGATACATCGAACGAAAGTCTCCGGAATGTGTTGCGTGACGAATTACTAAGTCACCGTGACGATTCCTTTGTAAACCTTTCGTATTCTCTTGGAGGCTACTAGTCCTAAAACTAGTAGTGTTTTAGTTTTTACTTTCTACAATTCGGGTGGCTCTTCGAAAGAAGAAAAAGAGCTATGTCAATGCATTAAAGCATCAACACAGC